ATCTTGCTCGTGCTATTGAAAGCGCGAATAAGAGCACTTATTGGGATGAAGACCATACGGTCGCTGCCCGCAACGAAATGTCTGTCTTTAGGACTTTTCCTAAGACATCCGGGAATTTCTACGGAAGCTTGAAAACTTCTGTGAAATTCACGAAAGACATCGCTGTGGATGGCGTCGATGGTTCCACCCTGAAAGTGCCCTTGATCGGGGAAGCATCATTTTCGATGCCTGTGGGAACGACTGAAGAGGAAGCAACGCTTCTTCGCCAGTCGCTGATCGCTATGCTTGATCGCGACGATGTTATGGACCTGTTACACGGTCAAGGGATGATTTAGCTACGTTATGTGGCTAGTCATCGCGAAAATCGCGTTGGCAGGAGTCGCAAGAATCTTATTTGTCTTGCGTGTGCGACGTCCCAAAAAGAATGGGGGCGTCACTTTTCCATAATTCTAAAGAGGTGAAACCTTATGAAAAATAAGAAATTACCCCGTCGTCAACGTCAAGTGGCAGCTGGAAGGAACAATCATTTCCCGAAGCCTGCCGTGCCTAAGGAATATCCTTGGGTGGTTCTCGGTCACTTGACCAGAGACCTCGCACATCTGATCTTAGATGAGGGATTTCTGAGCAGCCTTGAAAGCATCATACGAAAGCGTGATGTTCATGGGTTGCTCACCCTCGCATCAGAAACCATTCCACAGTGTATCGGAATGGTTACCGGTCGTGCAACGCAAGAAATTCGCGCTGTATACCAGTTGTGCGCACTACTTAAGAAGTTCCCTTTTGAAACGTCCAAAGAAACACGGACGCTAAATGCCACGACGAAATTTGTCAAGGCGGAAGCAAAATGTCACGAATTTAACTCATCGTTATATCGTGATGTTATTGCTCCAGGGAACGATGATGAATCAGTTGCAATTTACACATATGCGACTGCATTCATCCGAAAAGTTTTGGGAGATTTCCCTGACTTTCCAGCAGTGAGTGAGTGGTCTCGACATGGGCCTGGTGTCACACTGAGTACACTCAATGGGGCTAATTCGGCGTATTACAAATATACCGAATGGCCTTATGACTGTACTGAAGCGGCACTGCCACACGCCACGTCCCTGGTTAAATCGGACGAGCGCTGGCTTGGGGCACTAGAAGATTCGTATCGTGATGTTATGGAAATTCCAAAACATCGCATACTGGATCAACAAGTGTTCTGGGCTAACGTTTTCAACGTCGTTCCAGGGAACCGAGTTACCTTTGTCCCAAAGGACGCTCTCACAGAGCGTACGATCGCGATAGAACCAGCTATGAACTTGATGCTTCAATTGGGAGTCGACGGTTATATCCGACACCGTTTAAAACGGTTCGGCGTTAACTTAGATTCTCAAGAGAAAAATCAAGAGCTAGCTCGTCTGGGTTCGTTGCACGGTGATGTAAATTACTGTACAATCGATTTGGAAGCAGCGTCAGATACAGTTTCTTTGAAACTGTGTGAGGTGATGCTTCCCCCGGCGTGGTATCGTTACCTTGTGGACCTCCGCTCGCCCGTAGGGCGTCTCGGAGATAAGGTCTTTGTTTATCAAAAGATCTCATCCATGGGCAACGGTTACACGTTCGCGTTGGAATCTCTCTTGTTTGCAGCGATAATATACGCTGTTCACAAGCATACGTACGGACACTTGATCAAAGAGGAGTTCGCAGTGTTTGGCGATGACTTAATCGTCACTGCCGACATTGCTCCCCTCGTGATCTCGTATCTTCAACGTTGCGGTTTTGCCACTAACGCTGAGAAGACCTTCTTAGAAGGCCCTTTCCGTGAAAGTTGTGGAACTGATTGGTTCTTGGGATGCGACATTCGGCCTTTACAGATCAAGTCTGTCCCTAGCCATGCAAAGAGCCTCTTCTCTGATCGCAATCGCGTTCGGAGGAAGCTTGCGCTAGGTTTTGGATTGACAGAGTCTGTCACCGTCGACCGGATGGACAGTTGGATTAATGAGGATTTCGACTCTTATATTCACACGGATTATCCATGTGGGATCCCTTACAGGGATTCGTTATATAAGGTTAAAAGACTCATTTTCCGGCCGATTAGGTACTCAGGACATCAATTTTTCTTTCGAAAATTGATGAATCCCCTAAGGGGACGCCCTCGTACCTCAGTCGAATGGGTTAGGGATACTGCCTTAACCAGCAAAGGAGGTAGCTTCATTGTTACTCGTTTTAATCGAGTGGCAATGAGCGTATCGAACTCCCGGGTCAGTGTTTGGCCCGATACGTACGATACTTAGCCTTCATTGGCTAGGT